ACAGACCAAGAAGCAATCATTTCGATCATCAAAGAAGAATCTCAAGATGTTGCCAACTGAGCGCATTTCCGGTTTCTAACTGAAGCTTCAGTTTATTTTGACTGTTTTCCGGAAAGGTTGTCGAAGTAATCATCGATCAGAACTCGTATGCTTTGAGGACAGTCCTCACGAAGCCTCAAAACAAGCATGATCTGTCTTGTTGGTAGGTCTGAGGGGGAATATTCCTCCTTTTCGTCTAGATACTTGTTCACGGCTCGTGTAACAGTGCGCGATTGATTGCGTTCGCTCTTCAATTTCATAGCAGTGGCCACGGGAATTGAGAATGTTCGATTAATGTTCATTGCCCCACCTCCTGATCCGCGGTAGAATTTGGGTTGCACATTGCGCAAGAAACGACAGTTGAGTAGTTGTATTCACAATCCTCAGCATACAAACCAGAATGTTTTCTAATTCCGACATCAAGAATTTGTTGCTCCATCAGCACATAATGCATCCTTGCTTCGATCATTCGTGCTTGGCAGTAAAACGGGCGGCTACATCGGGTGCATTTGACACACATAGTATTGCGTTTGGTCGTTTACTTATGTAAGTAACTCAAGATATGGCTATGGATCGGCATATTCGTGGTACTGCGTACCACTACACTGCCACAACCGGCATAGATTAAGGGTGCAACGGAATACACTACTACTATAACCTGTCCCCGACGGACCATAGAACATGGCTAGAACAGACAGTTTCTTTATCCGAGCGCAAGTCCTCACAGACGGGGTCAACTACAACGAATCAGCAATCGATCTAGGTGCGTATGTTGACGCTCTAGGAAAATCGGTTCTCCGCATCCACAACATCTCTGTGCAATACGGAAACGCAGGGGAGTCCGTGGGCCCATTGTCTGCGAATGTGATCAGCGATACAACCTTCCAACTTACAACACAGTCCCAAACGGGCTTGGTCGATGCAAACAACCGTAGCGTCGTCGCCGCTGGTTCTCTAGCGTATGCCGCCACTGCTGACTCAACTTTGGCCGTCTTGACGGATACCATGGATGTCGGCCCACAACATTGGAGCGATGGCTATCTCATTGCAGTGGAGCAAATGTACCTAGGTGTCGACCAAGGTATCGATGCACTAAGCGCTGTTAGCATTATTTTGGAATGCACCGTAGAAACCATGACTCAAGCAGCAGCCATGGCACTCGCTCTCTCCCAACAGTGAGGCGTTGATCTATGCCAACTGATGCAGAACGAGCCGAGGCTCTACGGGCCGCCGCAGACTACCTAGTAGGTGTTGGCGTGGCTGCATCGCCAATCCCCTTAGCGTCAAAGCCCATTGTGGCTAATGTAGCACCGGACATTATCGAGGCACTCTCAATTGAGGTTGCACGACGCATGGGTGTTCTCCCGGGCAAAACTGTAACTCGATCCAAGAAGAAGCGTAAAGACCCCAAGATGGCAAAAGCCCTCAAGCAATCTAATGCGCGGTTCCGTAAGAAGAATGGTAACCTGCGTGCAGGTGCAACTCAAGCAAAGATTATGTCTTACGCTCACAAACTACGGAGGAAGATGTGATGAGGTCAAGAGATCGCATCCGTACTCTTAGAGGGACCATCGATTTCGAAGCCCGTGGTGGTGGCACACCTGCGAATGTCGGTCGTCGAAACCTAATCCTCGATGACGGCCGTATCAATATTGGATATCGCGTGATCGATTTCCGAATATGGAACAGTGATATGACAGGTTTTGATGACGCATTTACTACTCAAGCACACCTTGCTATGGGTCTTGACATCACTAGCGCACTCCCAAGGGCCGACGATAACCGAGAAATCGCATGGGCTGCGTATTCAGTTGGTACTTCTTCGGACATTTCCGACTTTCGTTTAGTTGATCCAGACCACATTATTGTACGCGACCTTAACATTGTCCTCCCACTAGTGGGAAATACAGGGCCGGCCTCAGTCAATTATTACATCCTAATGGAAGAATACGACATCACAGACCAAGAAGCAATCATTTCGATCATCAAAGAAGAATCTCAAGATGTTGCCAACTGAGCGCATTTCCGGTTTCTAACTGAAGCTTCAGTTTATTTTGACTGTTTTCCGGAAAGGTTGTCG